GATTCAGCGTGACAAGGCGCTTACAGCGCTTAAGAGTGCTGGCTATAAGACTCTTAATAACCAGGCATCGGAACCACAGCGTGCATGGTTAGCAGAAGAAGCAGCAAAACTAATTGAAAAGTATCCAGAATTCCAAAAGATTTTTTATGGAATCTTTAAGAAAGAATTGGAAGGCAACTAATGGCAAAATCACCTTTGCTTGGTACTGGTGTTTCAACAGATAAAACATCTTCTACTAAGAGCAAAACTAACACCAAGACTGCAGCATCGCAGGCTAAGATAGAAGCAGATGCTAGTAGCAAAGATGCGCCTACTGCCACCTCTTCTGGAAAACTTGGTATCAGTGGTCTTCCACTAGGCTTTGAAGTTATGACTGGTCGTACAACAACACGACCACCTGATATTGTCGGACAACTTCCAGTTCAGGGTGTGCCTGTCACATCGAAGGTTACATACAAGGTAACTGACCCATACACTGAACCAGCAAATCTTAACAATACTGAAAGAGCAAATCTTCTTGTAGCACTCGGCTCTATTCCAGGCCTATATGCTAAAGGTCAGGCACCAACCCGTGACTGGGTTAACAACATGGCTAAAAATAATGTTGTTACTTTCAGACCTGCAGATTATACAGCACTTGGTAAGATGATGGCCGAAGCCGATAAGGCTGGAGGCGAGACATATCAGGATGCAATATTTAGATTCATTCAGAATCCAAAACTTGCAACTCAGACATTTGGCAAGATTACACCAACTGCAAAAACAATTCCAGTTACAAATCCTGATGCACTTATCTCTGATATGACTACAAAGTATTTGGATTTATTCAATAGTGCTCCAGATAAGAAGACTGCTGCAGCCTATGCTGCTGAAGTTAATAAGGCACAACGTGCCGCTGGTGCTAAAGGATATTCGCTTAGCGCTCAAGAACAAGAAGACATTTTTATCAAGTATGTTGAACAGACAGCAACACAACGCTACGCTAAAGTAAAGGCTACACCAGACACCAAGGATGACATTGCTTTAGAGCAGGGCTCACTTGGTATTGTAATCCGTCAGATTCGTGCAGCCCATGCTGACAATGGTGTCCCAACATCAGACAAGGCAGTATACAGCGAAGCCCTTAAGGGAATCCGTAGCGAGCAAGCATTACAGAATACACTAGAGACTATCAAAATCCAAGCAGCAACACAGTTTCCTGCATGGAAAGAAGATATCATGAAGGGCGTTTCTGTATCTAAACTGATTGCGCCATACTCTCAGTCATATGAAAAGATTTATGGTAAGGCTCCAGACCCAACAGACCTTTACGACGTAGCATCTGGACAGACTGCTATCCCAGTGCTTGCTTGGGAAAAGGCACAGTGGAAGAACCCAAAGATTAAAGAAACACAGTTCTATAAGGATACCGTCAAGAATGACCTTCGGGCTATGGCTAATGCGTTTGGAGTAAATGTATAATGGCACAAACTGCAGCACAAAAGAAAGCGGCAGCAGCCAAGATTGCAGCAGCCAAAAAAGAAGCAGCCTATATTGAATCTCTTTCTAATCCTATTACTAGCCAGTACGACCCACGTATTGCAGAAAATATGGATATTGCTCCGATATCAACTGCTAGTTCATCTAACCAAACAGTTATGGATTTGCCAGTTGCTAAGACAAAAGCAAATGAAATTAAGAATGCAGATGGTAGCACAACTGTAATTTACAGTGATGGTAGTTATGATATTATTCCTGCAACAAAGTCAACAGCGGTAACTGATGACCCAGTATATGCAGCAATCCTTGCATCTCTTGGAGCGTATAATATCTCAGGACTTGCTGGAACGTTAGCACAGATTCGTTCAGATTATCCTGATATTTCATCAGAAGATATGCTTGCATTGCTTCGCAATGACCCACGTTACAATAAGGGATACTTAGAGCGTTTTTCTGGAAATGCTAAACTTGCTGCCGCTGGAAAGCCAGTGCTAAGTGAGAAGGAATATCTAGCGAACGAAGCAGCATATGCAAAGATTTTTAAAGCATATGGTGTTGATAGATTCGCAAATACAGCACAGTATGCAACATTAATTGGAAATGAATTAGCACCAGATGAAGTAGGCGCTAGAGTTTCAATGGCATATAATCGTGTGCTTAATGCTGACTCACATGTACTTGAAGCACTTCGAAAGTTTGGTTCATCACTATCTACTGGCGACCTGATTGCTGCAATGCTTGACCCTAAGAATCAATTGCCTGAACTTGAAAGAAAGATTACATCTGCTGAAATTGGTGGTGCTGCTCTTAAGCAGGGACTACAGGCATTTGAAGCAGCAACTTCAGTACAGTCAAGCAAGTACTCAAATGTAATGGGTGGAACAATTGGAACTGAAGCAGCAATGCAGTCAGGTGAGACTGGTGCACAGGCCAATGTTGACTATCAAGCAATTGCAAGGGAACTTCCAACGACAGAATTCCTAAGTTCTATCTCTAAGGGTCTACCTCAATATGCACAGGTAGAAGCAGAGAAGGCAAGAATCCAAGGATTAGCCTCAGAAGAACGCAAGAAGCAAGACCTATACGCACTAGAACAAGCACGCTGGTCAGGTTCAGCAGGTGCCGCTCAAGGAGCGTTCTCCACTGGATACCTAAAGCGTTCTTCAGCAGCAGGTCTTATCTAACAAATAAAATCCTGACATGGACCTATCGGCCCCATGCAGCGTATTAGACCGATAGCAAGAGCCAGCCTAGTTCCCCGACTAGCAACTGAGGCTTGCGACTAACAACGAATAGAAGGGTGGTTGCTATGAGCAACAACTACTGGGACGAAGAATACGATGACCTTTTTACGGAGGATTCATCAACCGAAGATGGCAGTGACTTGTTAAAGAAGTTACGCAAAGCCAAGCGTGCTGATGAAAAACGTATCAAGGAACTCACCGAGCAACTTGAAGGTTTCAACAAGGAGCGTCGTGAGCGCACCGTTAAAGAAGTCCTAGAAAGAAAAGGTGTAAGTCCAAAACTTGCACGTCTAGCAATGCGAGACATTGAAGGCGAAATTACAGAAGAAACAATTGCTAATTGGGTTAACGATTATGCAGATGTATTCGGAGTAACGCAAGAGATGCAGTCAATTGAAGATATGCGTAACCGTGACGCTTTGCGTCAGCAGGATACAGTAGTCCAAAATGCTGTTACACCAGATAGAGCAGAAGATTTGAATTTGCGTATGGACAACGCACAGTCAATGGAAGAGTTTCTTCACATTCTTCGCTCTGAACAATAATCAACCGTTCATAGTCACTGGAGGTGACACATGGCTAACGCCTATACAACCACAGGTTCTGCCTCTCTCGGCGGTACCGCAGGTGGCGCAGGTCTCGTACAGAAGGCATACGACCGTCTTCTAGAGTTCGCTCTCCGCTCAGAACCACTTATTCGTTCTGTCGCAGATAAGCGTCCTGCACGCCAAGCAATCCCAGGTTCAACTGTAGTTCTACAGAAGTACGTTGACCTAGCAGCAGCAACAACCGCTCTTACAGAAGATGTGGACCCAGATTCAGTAGCAATGTCTACACCAACATCTGTGACCATTACTCTTGCAGAGTACGGTAACTCAGTGTTGGTAACACGTGCTTTGGAACTATTCAGCCTTGCTGATGTAGACCCAGCAATTGCTAACATCATCGCTTTCAACCTAGCAGATTCTATTGACTCAGTTGCAATGACAGCATTGCGCCAGGGAACAAACGTAATCTACGCAGGTTCAACAGCAACTTCAACAGCGACAATCACAGCAGCAGCAACACTTTCATCAGCAAACGTCCGCAAGGCAGTTGCTAAGTTGCGTGCTGGAAAGTCAACAGGCCGTAAGGGCTCACTATACTGGGCTGGTATCCACCCAGAAGTTTCACACGACCTTCGTGCAGAGACAGGTTCAGCAGGATGGCTACTTCCAAACCAGTACGGTTCAGCACAGGACCGCATCTGGGCAGGAGAAATCGGTACATACGAAGGTGCATACTTCGTAGAGTCACCACGTCTATACAACGCTACAGACGGAGCATCATCTGCTCGTAACTACCGCACAATCATTGCTGGACAGCAAGCATTGGCAGAGGCAGTTGCAGAAGAGCCACACGTAGTAATCGGACCAGTAGTTGACAAGTTGATGCGTCACCGCCCAATGGGTTGGTACGGCGTACTTGGCTTTGCTCGCTACCGCGAAGAAGCACTATACCGAATCGAATCAGGTTCATCAATCGCTTCATAATTGATTGACTGAGTGGCAGGGGAAACCCTGCCTCTTGGTAAGTTCATTAAGGAGAACAATGGCAAACTGGACATTTAGACCACCAACTGTAGAAGAAGGACCAGCAGGCGGGCATCGCCTATTCTACTTCTATAAGTTAAAGCGTGGCATTAGCATTGTCAAAAGCGGTTCTACATATTCACAGATTCGCTATCCTGTAGATGAAGATTTACTAGAGTACGATGAAGTATATCGTGGTGGGTATGAGCACACAGTAAATGATGCTACTAAGGCAGCATTGATTGCTGGTGGTGTAGGAGTAACTGAAGCAAACTTTACAGCACAATAGGGGACAAATGGAACATCAACATATAAGCAAGGTTCTTGAATGGGGATTTACTGCAGAGCATAACTTTGAAGCAACTCTTTGGGGTTGCGTTCTTTGTGATGTTACAGCAGATAAGCCATTTGAATACGAAGATATATCTATCGACCATACAGCATGTGACGAAGACTGTTTCGGTTGCAAGGCAAAGGGTTTACAACTTAATACTGGAGACTCTGCAAGAGACATTCCTGATAAGAAGTGGAATGCAGAACTTGCAGCGTATAGAGATGCTAAGGCTCAGGGGATACAGCCAGGTGGTACAACTATGGCTCACGTTGAAGCAGCATATACAGCATCAGAAAATTTAGGTAAAGCCTACAACTCGGAGACAATGCCTAAAGCACATCAGATAGATAAAAAAACCGCGGAAGTAATGAAGGAAGTAGGAATCTAATGTCAGTAAAAGGTGAGAAGTACAAGTCAATGAAGGCCATGATGAAGCACGAAAAGACAGAACCAATGTCTATGCGCATCAAGGAATACGGTAAGGCTGCAGCAAAGAAGAGCGCCAAGAAGGTTGCAAAGAAGGCTGTTATGAAGAAGATGGGTAAGAAGAAGTAATGCCTACTAATCGAATGACACCTACACCAGTAGGCAAGGCGCGTATTGCGCCTCTGAGCCCTGCTGAGAAGAAGCAGGCTGCT